TCCATTTGGTGTTTCTGATAATTGATAGCTGTTAGTGGTGCGATTAACTATCCAATAATCGCGGGTAGAGACAAGCGGCGCGGGTAATGTACCTGTAGTGGATAAGGTCACAACATCAACATTCTGGTACGGGTGCGCTGTTGCTAAAAAAACATTACTTGTGACATTGACATCGATCGCAATTTGGGCGCGTTGGTTCCTGCGGGCATAATCCAAAAGCTCCCAAATCATCTGCACTTTGTCGTAATCAGTTTGGTAAAGATCGGCGGCGATTGTCCATAGGTAGGGCAACTCGAAACTTGTACCAGACTTAATTAAATTGCCACTGGTTGAATAGCTACTTTCATTTACGAAAGTACGGCGCGAACGCGGCGAATCAGCGCTTTTCCAATTGCGAAAAACGACAGATAAACCGCCATAGGTAAGAGTAATATCATGCAGTGCCATATTTGCTTAAAATAAAGCAAATATGGTTATTAGGCAATATAATAAATTTATCGTAGATGTACGCAAATATGTATGGAATAGAAACTGAAGACAAATCTACAGCGATCGCCAGCGCGATTAGTTACTGGGTTTTTCGCTGTAGAGATAAAGGGAAAAGCCCTGCGATGGGATTAAAAACATGGGAATACTTTCAGAGTAGCATCCAAAATGCTGCTATCCCCTCTCGCAATATTGATGATTACATTGAGAATTTAGCCAAAAAGCTGATTGTTGCACATCTTAATCCTAAAGAATGGACTCGTATAATCGCGCCTAAGCAGGTGATTCTACGGGCTTCTGTGAATGCTGATGGCAGTATGGGAGATATTCAGCAAATGGACAGTGATCAACATTTACATTGGCTAGGATGGCAAGATATTCTCAATTCCCTAAAACCTGAAGGGATTGGAGATCGCCATATCCTGAATATGTGCAAATCTAAGCCCCATGTGATTACTACTTATTGCCGCGTTCGCTTTGAATGTGATCGCGCTTTGAATATTCCTGAAGAAACAGCTCTAGATGTAGAGGTCAATAATGCTTAATTACAATCCCCATGATCGCCACAATATCAAGCTACATCTGCAAATTACTTTGTTGCAGCCGCTTTCTCACATCAGCGAGTCCGTAGGCAACCAAACGAATTTGCGAACGATGAAAGTGACAGATTTAGAGGGTAATCCCTCAGAAGTTTTTACACTTTCTGGTAATTCACTACGCAATCGCATTTTAAGGCGGTGTGGTATTGATTCTTTCCTATCTCAGATTGGTGTACAAGTATCGCCAACAATGCATCATGCTTTGTTTTGTGGCGGCGCGATCGATGGAGGTACTGGCAATGATTTGGATTTGGATAAGAAGATTAGGCAACTTTTGCCATGCATCTCAGTGCTAGGAACTGCAAAGCCTAAAGGTTTGTTTGGTGTATCCGATGCTCAAATGGTACATGGTCGGATCGCGGTTGGTGATGCTTATCTCGCCTGTGTTGAAAGCGCTGAATACATTTATCGTCAATTCCCACCCGCGTTACCCATTGATGTTATTTCGGCACTAGAACAGATTATTGATGGTAAAGATTTGCAGCATTCGCAACGGGTGAATCAATGGCTAGGGATTGATTCTAAGGTGTCTCAATACGATCTAAAAGCTTTACTTGATGAATGGCTACCATTCTTAGGAGAGAAGCTTCGATATTATTCTGATTGGCTTACCTATAGCCAAAAAACTAGGCGCGATTCTCTTCATGATCCTAATTTTGCTAAGCACTTGATCGGAGCTACCCCACAGCCAAAAATCGGACAGGGGGATCTGTTTGTAGTTGCTGAAAAAAAGAAGCCAGAAAAAGAGAAAAGCCAACAGATGATCATGGGTAATTGGCTACTCCAAACGGGCGCTACTTTGTATTCCTATTGGTCGGCAAACGTAACCAGAATCGAAGAGGGCTTCATTGCTGATGCACTACTCAAATTCGCAGAATCGCCATACTTAGGAGGTCAATCTGGTACAGGTTGTGGACTATGCTCTATGCAATTTTGGTTTGAAACTGCCGACGGCGATCGCGGTGAGTTTATGACGATTACACCTCACGCTCAAAAACTTAGCGATCGCGCGTCTGAATCCCATGCAAGGTATAAAGAATATCTCGAAGATTACAAAGGATTTTTGGCAGATTCTAAGAGCGATATTAGGAGTTTATTAAATGGATAATCTCCAAATAATTGCACGCATGGCAACGCCGCTGGTTGCCTATGATGATTGGAGTCCTAGTTTTGATGCTCTCATTGAGTATCAATTACTAGACTCATTGGGATTGATTGAACCTAATCCGACAGAGGCAAGCATCATTAAAACCTTGCCTATTCTTTTCGAGCAAATGCCGATTGCTAGGAAGATGCTAAATGGTCAGTGGTATTGGGCGGTAAGCAGCCCCCATTACATTGAAAATCATCAACAAACATCAAAGTTTCGTAAGCGATGGGATTATCAAGAACATCATCTTGAATGGGGCAAAAAACGCGCTAAAGTCAATGGCAGTGAAGGGCATTTTAAAGCCTATGATCTGCCACGCTATGATCGCGGAATGCAGTCTATACATTGGTTTTGTGTTGGCAACGCTGACAAGATTAGCGAACTGATTCTAAATGTTACGCACCTTGGCAAGAAGCGATCGCAGGGCTGTGGTCAAGTCCATAAATGGGAAGTACTACCCTTTGAGCATGACTGGCATTTATGGCGCGGTGATAGCTTAGCCCGTCCAATGCCAATCAATATGATTCCACAGCCTCAAGCTATCAATATGATGAACTGGGGATGGAGACCGCCAACGTGGTTAGCAGCTAATAAATCTATGTGCTATATGCCAACGGATAATGTATGTCGATAACTTGGGGCAGTGGGTTAAATGCTAGATGGCTAACCCGTAAACGCGATAATGCGATCGCTTTAATTACAGAGTGGTTAGAGCTTTGTGATTATCAAGTTTATGGCTCAATTTCTGGCGGCAAAGATTCGCTAGTAATGGCACATTTAATTAGAGAAGTATTCCCAGGCTGTCCGTTCCTATGGGTAAATCAAGGGCATTTAGCAGAGTGGGATGATTGCATTGAACTGCTTTATTATCTGCGTGATGAACTCAAATGGAACATTATTGAACTTTGCCCGCCATTAGGCTTGATGCAGCTTTACCGCAAATTAGGCATGAGTTTTGATGGACAATTTAATGCTCTTGATAAAAAACAATGCCATGAACTTTTACTTTATCCATTGAATGAATGGGCTGAAATGCACAACATCAAAGGGTACGCATGGGGACTAAGGCAAGAGTCAAGGGGACGCAAAGAATACTTAAGATCTAATGGATTACTCTATACAAAAAAAGATGGAATCGTCATTTGCTCACCGATTGGCTTCTGGATAACCGAGGATATTTGGCACTATATAGATTGGCAAAAGCTACCCTATGCAACTATTTACGATGTTGAAGGGCGTATGACTTTTAGAAATGGTTGCCCTATTGATACAGCGCTTTCTAATTGGGGACGTATGGCACATTTAAGAAAGAATTACCCCAAAATTTATTTTGAATTTGCTGAACTATTCCCAGAGGTAAAAAACTATGCCTAACTGCTACCTTTGCGCCGCTCCTAACGCCGATCGCCCTTTAGCCCTTCGTGATACCTTTACATCGCACAACGCCGCTAGATGTCCTAATTCTAAGTATCTATGCGATCGTTGTGCATGGTGTATCCCATTAAGGGCTTTTTATTGGAATGAAACCAAGGGTAAGTACAGCGCGATCTATTCTCGTAACTGGTCATGGTTGCTTAATGGAGACAATTCCTATCCTAAATTTGGTGATGCGATTACTGAAGGGAAAGATACTTTACAGGTAGTAACTGAGTTGCCTACTCGCATCTTATTAAGGGAATGGCTACTTAATCCACCCGCGCCGCCGTTCACTATTTGCATTGCTGAATCGGGGCAAAAGCACATATTGCCTTGGGCGATAGAAGCAAACAACCGTGATTATTTCCCAGTGCAATTTGAGCTTGATACTTTGCACATATATAGATCTGCTTTTACTCATTTACTTGCGCGATACGAGTATTTGATGGAGTTAGGCTTTAGTAAAACTGAAATCAATAGCGGTAACTATCGCAGCGATCGCCTTGCAAAACATATCAATGAGTACGCTTCAAGTGAGGCTGCGATTGCGACAAAAAGAGGGGCTAGGTTGATTGAGTTAATTAGCTATGTTGCAAAACTGCCTTAATCTTTTCCCCCCGCGCCGCCGTGTACCTGCATGGCTTACAGGCTGGCAATAGGTTGTTAGGCTCGTTTGTCCCTTCTTGGCTTCGTGGTATTACATGGTTAATGGTCAAGAATTGAGGGCGATCGCCACAGTATGCACAGCAATGGTCAAAATCCGCTTTGCGCTGGTATTTAATGGCTCGATACTGATGTTTTGGATCATAATTTTCGAGTCCACACTGCATAGGGAATCGCTGTAAATTCGTTATTATAAATATGTGCAAAAAACAACAAAACCAAAACCTATAAATTGGATCGCTGTCCGGGCTGAATATGAAGCAGGGGGGATTAGCTTAAGGCAACTAGCTGAAAAGAGAGGTATTAGCCGATCTTCAATAGAAAGGCGCTCTAGCAAAGAAGGATGGGCTAGTAGTGAAGGCAATGTGAAGGCAGAGGTGAAGGCAGAGATATCAGCAAAAGTTCGCAATAATATCGTTGAGCAGAGAGTTAATAATGCTCTTAACGATCTTGATATTATTGATTCAGTAATTGCCAGTACCTACGAAGCAATTAAAAATAATCCTGATAATTTTAAAACGTCAGGTGAGGCGATCGCGGCATTAGATAAAATGCTAAAAATTAAACTTGAGTATTCTGATGAACGTATTCAAAAATGGTTATTAGATAAAGGTTATGTTGCAGTCCCAATTGCCGAATTTGCGCCACAAATCGAAATGGGAGAAAGCGAAACCGAGGCAAAAGAATAGTCAAAACGATCCTAATTCAGTAATCTGGCAACCATTCCCAAATAGTCCACAAGAGTTTGCTTTCCATCACCCTGCTGACGAATTATTCTATGGCGGCGCGGCGGGTTCAGGAAAAACTGATTTAATTCTCGGATTATCTGCATTTGCTAAGCATTCACTGCTTTTGCGGCGCGAGTTCCCACGGTGTAGAGCCATCATCGAGCGATCGCGTGAAATATTTGCGCGTAATGTTTCTATTCATGCTCGTGACAGCTATAACGAATCTCTCCATTTGTGGCGATTAAGCGAGTCAAATACAATTCAAATTGGCTCTGTGCAATACGAGCAGGATTGGCAGAAATATCAAGGACAAGCCCATGATTTTAAGGCTTGGGATGAAATCACAGAATTTTCAGAAATGCAATATAGAAAAATCAATATTTGGAATCGACACCCTGACTCAAATACGCGATGTCGAATTGTTGCGACTGGCAACCCGCCCACGACTGTAGACGGTGAGTGGGTTTTAGACTACTGGGGTGCGTTTATCGATCCTGATTACGATGGCGATCGCGCCGAACAAGGCTCTTTAGTTTGGTTTGTTCGTAAATATATCGGTGAAGAGGATCTTGATGTTGAGATTGCGAGAACTCCATTAAGTGAAGTAAAAGAGTACATGGCGCGGGGTGAAATGCCTCCTAGACCGATTCATGAGTACACGCTACCTAATGGCACAGTAAAAAGATTAGAGGGGCGCTCACGCTCA